AGAGTTTCGGAATAATACCCGGATGATCCCCACCCGGGGGTAATGATATGGACGTCGATCAAATCAGACGAATTGGTAGATTCGCGTAGTTTCGATACGGTTCCGTAAAAGTTTACTACCATTTACAATGGATAATTGTATCTGATAGTATAAAAAGGGGTGTATAAAAACTATAGTCCACTATAGTTTAGAGTTTAAACTCCGTGAATTTAATTCTGAGATTAAATCTTTAGTGGGTATGTTGGATAAAGATGGTTTGATATTTTCGAGTTCTTCATCTGCCTCACGCAATAAATTAGAGTTTTCATATACACATGCCGGGTCGCAAAGCCCTAAATCCACTAATTGAAATCCTTTATGTTCCCAAGATAAAAAATCTCCATGTATTGAGATAGATCCGTCCTTCTCTATAATGCCATGACCAATTATAAAGTCTTTAGACGGATACGGGCGTCCTTTAACATAAATATCCGGAATGCGGCTTCCGTTTTTAATCCAAGATTCTGTTTTTATGGGTTGTAGAATTGTTTCTCCTTTATCTTCAAGACATTTTACTATCTCAACATGACAATCGTAAATTGACTTTACCATTCAAATCACCTCTGGATAGAATATATGAAGCTCATGCCTAATATAGATGTGTTTGCCATAGAATAAATAAATCAAGATGCACGCTCCTTTATCAATCACATCACAAACAACACGATCGTCATCATCATATTTTACTTCACATCTGCTATTATCTTCATTAATCAGAATACAATATCCATCGCTAAAATGGATTTGGGTTCCGTTCTTAAACTCAACTCCGAATATGTTTTCTTCCTTAATCCACCGTTTACATTTGTTATAAACGATGTCCTTCATTTCCTCTTTAGTTACCATAACTGCAATTTTTCTTTCAGTAAATCTTCTTTCTCGATGATACAGAAAATACATTCCTCCCGGCAGCACTTGCGATATCTCGTATCGTTATACAAATCACACTTTCCTTTCCGATGATACGGGCATGCTGTGTGATCCACGATGATATACCATGGGTCTGTCATTCTTTTACCCTCTTCAACGGACACAACGGGGGAAATTTATCACTATCTTCACATTTTATATGTGCTTTCTTGCATATATGTACTCCTTCTGAGGTTGTGTAACAATCACTCCAACATGGGCAATCTTCTGGGGATTCGACTAAATAATATCGTTTTATTTTCATTCTCTCGAGGGTCATTTTATTCTCTCGTTAATTTTTACCTTATCACTAAGATATTTTACGAATTTTTCAATGATACAGTCATCACAAAAACAGTGGTTACACTCACTGCACGCACCATAACACATCTTACACTCTAATTCACAAAACAGACTCGCGAGATCCTCTAGTGTTTTCTGAGGTTTGCCATCAAGCGTTTTGGTTGTCATTCTTCGCCCCGGTTTTCTTTCAGCAAATCTTTTTTCTCAATGATGCAGAAAATACATTCCTCCCGGCAGCACTTGCGATATCTCGTATCGTTATACAAATCACACATTCCTTTCCGATGATTCGGACATGCCGTATGATCCACGACGATATACCATGAGTCTGTCATTCTATCATCTCTTCCACCATGGCAAATCTTTTTTATACATTTTTGCCAGTTGTATTTCTAAATTAATTCTATCTTTAATATCCTGTACCTCTATAACAGGTTCATACTTTTTATCGTTCATTCTTCCACCTCGCGGTTCTCATTCTTAAACAGTTTGCGGCAGACAGGGCACGTAATATACCACGCCTTACCCTTGTAATTCCATTCGTGCTTACATCTCGGACAGATAGTTTTCATACATTATAATTATACTTAATACATAATATACTTATCTATAAAAAAGATTGAGGGTGAATTATACCTATTTCTTAGCCTCTCGATATGACTCCCAGCACCGGCACGAAGGGAAGCGCGGCGGGTTCTGATGCCCTGACGAGTGTTCACGATCCAACGGTATCCACCCATCATTCGTATTTTGAATACATCCATCTGATACTTTTTCGTCTCCAGAATTATTCCACATCTTCTCCATAATGACGCCCATATCAGATAAATCGTCAATGAATACCCTATTCCCCGCTTCATACGCCTGTGCGGCTTCGTTTGTGGCTATGAGTTGTGCGCGCGTTCTGCTCATATCGGTGAACTGCTCACGAATAACCTTGGATGTCTTGTTGTAACTCCATCCCTCATCAAGTGATTTGGTGATAGTAGTATAGAGCTGGGTTTTAGATGTGGCTTGAATGTCTTTGATATAGCCGAGAGACCCTCCATTCTGCGAGTACCAAGCGACTGCACGAGGATTCGCGAGATCAAAAGATCCTCCCGCACCACTCGAAAAGAGCGATTTACTCACCTCATACCCAACTTCCATAGAGTCATATTCTTCTGCGAGTATAAGCCCTTGTAAATCAGTATTGGTTAAGTTTTCGGTTCTGAACCATACACTATCAAAATCGTCTAAGGTGAGTTGTCGATCTGCTTCGATCAGTTTATACGCGAGGGAAGATCGCGAAGCTCTTTCTGGAAAAAGGTCTTTGTAGCTATCAAACTCCCTTAAGAATACATCACGTTGACGGATAAAAAAGGATTTGAATTTAGGCAGATACTTTCGGGCGATTGCGTCCTTTTCGCGGTTGATTATCGTTCCCGTGTTTTTTTCACGTAGTCGCTGTATCAGGTCCATTTTCCATCAGTAATTTAAGGATCTTTGCATTCTCGTTGATTCTCTTCATCGCTTCGGTCACGGTCGCGTCAGACTCAACACCGTCAACAATTGCGAGGAGTTCATCGGCCGTAATTTCGATATCGAGCGTTTGGTACAGTTCCCTAATGACATCCTTCATTGCCATAGTCCCGGCGAATATCTTGTTATCAAGTGTCGCAGCTTTCACAATCGCGTCGATCCTCTGACTAAGATCTTCCTGGACGAGCGGCGGGAAAGATATTTTGACCGATACGTCTTTCATTACGCCCTGGATTGAAATGATGTATTCATAGAGCGTCTTAAGCACATCACCCCACATATTCTGCCGGTTCTCGATGAGCGTCATGAACGGCCCTGTGAGCTCTTTGGCGGTCGCAAGGTTGCCTGTGCTAGGGTCGCCCGTAACTATCGTTTCCGGGACGCCTGTAGCCGTGCAGACCATGAGAATGAACTGCCGCACGTCAGACGGACCAATCGTTTTCGAGCTTCCCGCATCAACGACCTTGTATTCATTGCCGCCGCCCATCGTTAGGTGTGATCCTGCGGGGTTGCTTTGCAGTGGGTTGTACATCTCAGAGGTATTCCCGCCGAAAGCCGCTCCAAGCGCGTTAATCTGTGTCTGATTGGTCGATGAGGTTAAGACCATGGTAGAGTATTTGCGGATCGATTTCATCACCGCGCCCCAGTCCTCGAGGAACGAGGTAGCCGCGCCAGCCCATCCGTAAGCAGCGGCGATGTCAGTTATACCGAACCCAAGCGAGTTGATCTTGTTGACATAAACGTGATAGACAGCAACACTCCAATCGGGCGACCCTTTCACCTGCATCTGCGATGTGACAATCTTATTTCTGAAATCCGGATAATAATAGGTCTTGTTGTTGTGTTGCCGTTTGTAAAATAACGGTTTGTATCCGTCGTTTTCGTCGTAGATGATTTCTGCGATCTCTTCCGCAGGAATAATCCTGATCGAGATTGGGCGCGCTTTCTTGTAGACTGCGATAAACAGGTTGCCGCCTTTCTGCAGTGTCTTGTCGTTGTAGTCCTGAGCCATTTGCGAGGTGAACGCTTCTTTGTTGTAAGGGTCTTTCAGGACCGGATCGAGATATTTGGTCTGGATATCCGGGTCGTCTGATGATATGTCAAAGCCTTTTGCGAAGGTAAACAGCGTGCGGACGTCGATTACACGCTTAATTAACGGGTTGAAGATGTAGTAATACTCGCTTATACTCGCATAATCATCTATACTCTTTTTGGTGAACGCATCCATCGCACGTCCGGATATCAGAGACCATTTCTGATCCCGAGCAATGCGCCAATCGAATAATGACGATGCGGCACTTTCCTCGAGTTTGTCCGATAATATGCGCGTTTCAAGACGCTGTTCTTTCAAAGCCGCTGAGAGGTGATCAATCCTCTGGTTGGCTTCGGCTAATACTTTCTTGCCAAAGATATCCATGTGTATGTTATAATGAGTTTACGAATAAAAAAAGGTTTGGGTTAATTAAATATTTATATTCCAAATCGGGTCATTACCTGTAACTCCTTCAAGATATTTCCCAATCTCTTTTTCAGGACGGACGTATTTTGCCATCCCAATTATACCGTTGCTTCGCTCCCATCGCCAAACACACCCCTCGGCAATATCAACCGCTCCATAATACCCATGATCCCCAAGATGCTTGAGTGCAGTTTCGATATCACACCCATGTTCATACCCATAATATAGGAGAGGCGCACAAGATAGACCATTATCATCACAATAATCTATCAAATCCTGATATGGTTTACGAGTGAGTCCTGAAAATAAATCAAATGGGACAAATGGATCTCGCCCATCAAGATCATAAATAGTTCCGTGCGCCATAGCCAGCCATTCTCCGCAAATCCGTTCATTATTTTTGAGATATTCGAATTTGCCTTTATTTTCACACACCCATTGAGCAAATAAATGATGTTGAACCCACCGAGATGTTTCAGCTTTGTATCCAGCTCGGATTAATGGGATAATCTCGCCATCAATCTTGGCAACAGATACACAGGTTCCATCGAGTTTTTCAGTTACGAGGATCAGATTCTTTTTTCCAGGATTTCTAAGAAAATAGTCGGCCGTTTTTATATCAATCCCTTTATCATCTCTATTCCCGAATTTAGACCCAGGCAGATGAGGGATTGATCCATACGCTTTACCCCCCAATGGTTTTATGTTTGTCATGATTGTAATAATATATTGTATATGATAATATATACAATTATCTATATGAAATAATCATCTTCAAGAACCTGCACCGCTCTTTTACCGCTGCCGGAGAAGCCACCCTGTGATATCCAGATAAGCGCCTGTGTGGTGCTGTCTACGTCGTCGTCGTGTGCTGAATCTGGAAACCCTACCATTGTCTCGATGTAGTTGTGTAGCCAGTATGCAGATGCAGGAAGGTGCACGAGACCGGCGGCGAATGTTGGGACTGTCTGATATGCCCGGTCGAGTTTGCTGCCTTCTCGTTTTGTGCGTTCAATAGGTACAAGAGGTATCCTGTGCTGACTGTTCTTCAGTGATTGTATCAAAGATATACCTGATGCTTTCTTTTCAATCAGGAGTGCATGGGGCCTGTCCTGCAGGTATCTACCAACCACAGTATTATACAGGTCGTCAAATTCTAATTTCTCTTTATACCTGTCAATCAGGGTGTAGCCTTGCCTATTGATGCCCCACAGAGTATATACAGAGTAATCAGGGCCAGTGTTCTTATTTTTCTTTGGTGCTTCAGGGTCATCTATGTCGTATGCAGTATCCCAACTTCCTACAAGGAAATCATACCTCATCTGCTGCATGATCTCCTCCGATATCAGATGCCTGAACCATTCTCGTTTAAAGACGTTCCCGCCAGATGGCTTGATCTTCCAGTTGCCTTTTAGTAACCGCTCTTTCTCCACTTCCGGCATTGCGAGGAGGTTCGCCCGGTATTGCGGGTCTGCCGTCATCAGGATAGGGTTATCTTCCAATGTGGCACTGATGAACGTGAAACTGCGTGGTATTAGGTCAGGGTGTTTTGCTATTAGTTCTG